GCCGCGTTGTCGCCCGAAATGTTAACGAGCGTATTCGCTGTGATAGCGGATGCGAAGGCGAAGCTCCGAATACCGTTGTCGTTTTGTGTTGCCATAAATTAGTTGGATTAAAAGTTGAGTTGATTGTTGTCGCGGGCTTCGATGTAGGCTTCGCGGTGGTTACGCATTGCGAAACGGATAGCTTCGGTGCGGCTGCCGAGTTCCTCGGTTTTCTGGGTGATGATCGCTTTCAAGTCGAATTTCTCTTCGGCTTTCTCTTCTGCGACTACCGAAGCCTTTACTGGGGCGGCTCCGAAGTTGGAGATGATCGTGTCGAGCTTGGCTTCGAGCTTGGAAATTGCGCTGAGTTCAGCGGCCATTTCTTCTTTCATAGGCTCGGCTGCTGGCTCTTCGGCTGGCATTTCCATTTTGTTCTTGTAATCGCCGAAGGCGGTTTCAAGAGCGGCGAGACGAGAAACGATGTCGGCGATGCTGACCTCGTCCTCCTTGGGTTCGATTTCGATTGTTGCGTCTTCCATTTGTTGGAAAAATTTGTCAACTTGCTTGGCCGTGAAACTAAAAAGACCGGTCGCATTTGCAGCGGGTGTTTGCACGAGATCGGCGCTGTAGAGTTCGGTGCAACTTGCAAAGTCCATTCCATTCACTTCACGGATCGGGCCGCTGAACGCGATGCTGATGCCGAACGTGTCAGGGAGTTTGCTGGAAATCTCCAAGACGTAATCGCGCATTGGCGATGTTTGGAGAAGGTTGAGATCGCCCAAGAGTTGCGATCCGACGATGCGGAAATTGTTTACAAATCCGACGATATCTTTAATGCCTGCGCCGTGGTCGAGGTTGACCTTCACGCCGCCTTTGTATGACTCCGCGCACTCTTTGACTTCCATCAAAGTTTGCTCGTCAACATAAAGCCCGTGGCCTTTCGCTTCGCCGATTGAAATTATTGAGACACCTTCGATGACATCCATGCGAAGGCGCAAATGTCAAATGCTGTCCATCAATTCCATCGCTGCTTGAGCCATCAAATAAACTTCAAGTTCGTTCTCTTCTTCGCACCCGACAACGTCGAATGTGGACGAGATCGAGACGCCAGCGCGACCCGTGCCGGTATGGTTGCGGTTGCCTTTTGCCGTCGTGCTCGCGCTGATCGAAAGCGAAGCGTCGGACGTGCGAGAATTAAACGCGCTGCCTGTTACATTTATCCGCGAGCCTGCGCTGATATCGACGCTGCCGACCGAATATCGCAGTCGGTTTCCGAGAGCGTAGAGCGTAACCCTTCGCTCGTCACGCCGTCCGCCACCGCCAGGCAGATCGGTAGGCGCGATAGGAACTGGCGGGACTACCGAAACGAACAGCAATCCCTGCACGCCGATTGAAAGCGGCGTCGGGCTTGGCAATAAGCCCTGCGTTGCGATGAGCAGGGAAGCTAACATAAGCTTAGACTCGCGTGACTATCGTGCTTGTGGTTCCGTCGCCGGTGATCGCTTGTGTGATCGCCCCCGCCGAGCGTAGCGTTGGCGTGACGGTGAGTGCGTTTGCGATGTCTAGCCCGTGGATCGCGTGGATCTCTGTTACTCGCGCAAGTTCCGGCGCGAGTTCCGTTCTGACGGCACTTGCATTCCCTGCCGCTGTCGGAATCGCGGCGAGTTGAGTGTCGAGGTTGGCCGATGCCAAACCTATCGCGGCCCGCACGTCAGCTGCGGTAAGCGTTGCCGTTCCTGTTGTGTTGTCCACCGGAACTCCGAATGCAACCGATCCCGCTGCTGGAATATATGCAACGCCCGTTAATGCTCCGCTTGCGTAGACGGTTCCAAAGCGAACGTCAGAAATGCTCGCCTGTCCTAGCGAATTGTCTGCGGTGAACATATCAAGATATGTGCTGGATCCGTTTAAAGAGTAGCGGGTTTTTGCGGCAGTCGGCGATGTATTTAAAAAATACTTCACAGCATAAATTGCGGAATATCCGTTTGCTGCATTTATAAACGATCCAGACAGACGATTGGTAGCGCCGGAGTTTGAGGATGTGAATCCGCTCGCAGACAGTGAGGCGGTTATATCCCCGATAACTGTAACCGATGAAGTCGATGAGCTTGCTACAGCTGCCGCACCAGTTCCTGCAACTAGATTTCCAGTTACCGAAACCGTCGCGCCTGCGCTTGTCACGGCTATGCCCGACGCTGCGCCAGTAGAACTTGAAACGGTGCCCGTTGCATTCAATGTTCCATTGCCAGAAACCGTTACCCCGTGAGAATTAGTATTTGCTGCCGATGTAATAGTGCCGGTCGTTGTCAGCGTTCCTGTAGATGAATGCGTTATGCAATTTGCGCCAGATGAAGATCCTCCAATTATTGCTCCATTTATAGAAGCGGAAGCTGTCCCTGAAAGCGTCATTAGCGTTACACCTGCTTGTATTGTCGTTGATGTTACTGATGCGCCATTACTTAAAGCAAATAATCCACCTGGTGCGGCAGTCCCACCGCCAACAAATGTACCTGCATTTCCATTGTTCGTAATAAGTGCAACGTCAACAGTCGTATCCACGGTGACCGTGAATGTATTTGAATATATGTTATGACCAGCCCCATTTGGCGGGACTGCGCCACCTCCCCAGGTTGCTCCTGCGCTCCAGTTTCCAGATGCTACGGCGCGATAGTTTGCCATCGCTTAGAGTCCTTTCGCGTCGATAAATGTTTGGAGCGCGGCTTGAATTGAAAGCGCGGTTTGTGTTGTTACTGCGTCCGCCCCCTCAAGCGTTCCGATAGAGAGTCCGCGAGCTTCTGCATCTGCTGTTATGACTTGGCCGTTATCTATTCGCGTTGGCACAAGGCGCATTGCGATGCTGGCATCTTCGCCGCCGTTGCCAAGATACTTTGAAGTGACTGCTAAATTAAGCGTATAGAGATCGTAGGTTTCTCCGTCGATGATAATTGGGTTTGTCGGTTTCATATTTAAGCGAGTAAAATCAATGCATTGTTTTCGGTTGGCTTGGGAAATTTCAATTCAAATGCGCCGTCGAATACATGGCGCTCTCCGCCGAGATTGAGAACGCAAAGCGTGGCGTTGCCTTTGCTGGCATTGTAGACCATTGCGCCGGATACGCTGAATGTTGCATTCTTTAGTTCAACATCGTCGAACGTCATAAAGGCATTCTTGCCGATGCTTCCGGTCTTAAATCCTTTGAGCTTTACCCCGCCGGCCTTGTAGCCTTTACCGGTGATCTCGCCTTCGGAAACGTAGGCTTTCGTTTGTGGCCCGACCTTTGCCGATGCCGAATAGAATGCGATGCGGTAGTCGTCTCCAGGTTGGTGAACGCCTGAGATCAGCGCCCGCTTAGCTTCAAGTGCAATTCCTTGGATTATCATTTATTTTGTTTGTTCAAATGCGGTGATGCGCCCGAAATCATCTCGCAAAGCCAATAGTTTAGTTGGTTTTATTTCTTCAGCGAATGCGGGCGGAGCTGCGTCTTGCGCTGCGGGAGCGGCGGGTTCGGCGTTGATGATCTTGTTTGCGTTATCTTCATCCATTCCGAAGACAACGCGAAGAATGACGGCGACTTGTTCCGCTGAGAGTTCGCCGCGACCGAGCGAAGCGAGGATGCCCGAAAGCGCATCTGTGCCACCGATGCCGATGCTCTCGATGAGTGGTGGTGCTTCGTTTTTGCTTTCGTCGAAAATTGTATCGATAGCCGTAATCGGAACGGAATCTGAAATGCGGTTGGGTTGGATGTCGAACTCTTGACCGAGTTCCTTGATCATGTTCGCTTCCTTCGCCCGTGCGCGAAGTGCTTCTTCGTAGTCCTCGCCCATGTCGCTGTAAATCTGTCCGGCTGTCTTCAAGCCAGCTTTCCACAATGCGATATCAGCATTCGCTTCGCGGCCGTAATCAATCGATACCTTGGCAGGCCAGCACCAGCGACCGTCGAGAAGAAACTCGGAATCTTGAATGAGTCCGCGAGATGCGGCGTCGAGAAGGATAACATTCTTGATGCGGTTGAGAAATTGACCTTCCAAGAGTCCACGCCACCGGAGGAACGTGCGCTCTGCCATCGCCGCTTCCATGCGTGCCATCGGCCCGCTCTTGTCTGCATCGAATGCGAAGCCGTAGGGAAGACCGACTGCCATGCAAATGTGCGCTTGAACCAAGCGGATGAACTCGCCGAATGCTCCGGTCGGTCTGTCGCTCTTGAACATTTCCATCTTCTCGCCTGCGCTCAGATAGTTGACCGTTCCTGGGTCTAGCGACTGAAGGCGTGCGACCTGTCCTTGATCGTTTGAGTTGCCGCGTGCGAAATAGTCGCCTGCGTCTGCCGCTCCGCTCTCGGTGGTGATGACTCCGCTTTGATACGAAGCGTATTTGATCGCTTGCACCTCGGCCTTGATCGCTTCTTGCAGATCGCGGGTTGCGTTTAACGCAGTAGCGAAAGCACTCCGCCCACGATATTCATCAAGTCTTGCTGCGTCGAACAAGTGGATAAACTCTTTTGCAACAATATCAACAGGAGAAATATACTGGTTGTTGATAGTGCGCGTGAAAATAGTATATGAAATGGGTCTTCCATAGTCGTCAACATTTATTCCGCCGATATATTTATCCGTGTCCGTGCGGTCGTAAGGCGATCCGATGCGGTCGGCTTCTACGCTTTGCAGCTTCAAATCTTCGCCGTCGCGAACGATGATGAATCCGCAGTCGCCATCGCGCAACATTGCGGTGACTGCGAGTTGCAGGAGCGTTGTGAAATTGTGCCTGCCTAGAAAATCGCAGTCGTTGCACCATTTCTGCCAGTAGCGTTCGATGGCGGTGTCCGCTTCGCGGTTGCCGGTGCGTGCTTGATATGCGATGCGTCCGGAGACGTAGGTTGCAAATTTGAGAAGGAGCGAACGGACAGGCGGAAAATTGTCTGCGAGATCGCGAGCAGCGCGGATGAGCGCGAAGCGTTCGCGAGTTCCTGCGGTGTCTTCACCGCCGGACACCCCGCGCGAGATCCCGCGCTTTTCGCTCGTCAATGCAGAATCAAAGCGCCCGAAATTGCGTAGCTTCGCTTGGTTTACCATGCGATCCAATGCGGCCCTTGGTGCAACGAACGAGAGTGCTTTTGTAATTAGGTCTTGCATTATGGGCGCTGTGTTGGGAACGTCGGAGTGAATCTCCTTATACGCGATCCGCTCGCATTGTCAAGTGCAGCTTGCAATTCCTTGATCGTTTGCGCGACCTCGGCAAGATTAGCGCGAGTAAACGAGCGTCCCGCGATGCTATACGACGCGCCTGCAACGGCGATTGCCTTCAAGCAAGCCGTGAAATCGCCCTGCAATTCTTGCAGAGTTGCAAGCGGCAGGCCAAAAAATGATTTGTTCATCGCCATTCATTTGATGGCGATGTCAAAAAAAAGAAAAGGCGCGGGGGTTGAACCCGCGCCGGTTGGTAGTTAGGCGGCGAAGTGGGCAGGGCTAAAGGTGGCGTTTGATCCGCCATGTTTGGCATCGCGGGTGATCTTTAACGATCCACGAACATTGTCTTCTCGGCGCAACCATGCGGTGTGAGTCGGCTCGTATTGGTCAAATGTGTAGCTGCTGTTTTTAGTAATTACTGCGCCGGGATTCCCGTTGAAGTCGTGAGCGAAGAGGTGAGTGATGCGTTCGGCTTGGTTCATTTTTTTGTTTTTTCTTTTTAGGTTTTTTTCGTCGGGGATTCATTCCCTTTCGATGTTTCAAATATCTTCTGTTTTTTTATTTTTGAAAAGAAAAAAATTAAATTATTTTTTGCCCATTGCCGAGCCGCTTAAATACTAGCTCTCCGCGCCTATCGGCAAAACGCCTGCAAGCATAGCGGACGCAAGCGCGATACATTCGCAGTCCCAAAGATGGTTCGGGCGCCCGCCGATGCGCACCCAACGCTGTTCGACTTGTTTGGTTTTCGAGTTGGTCACATCCTTCTTCATCTCGCTCAACATCTGCTTGCGGTAGTCTTCCGACACGTCCCGCGCGACTTCCCATTTCGGCGTGGCGTCAGCCTGGCGAAGCGAAGCGAGCTTGTCTTTGATGCCTTCGTTGCTGAAAAAGAAATACGCGCATTTCAACCCATCGCTTCCGGCCTGTGCTCCCTCGATCTTAGAAACGAAGCGCCGCGTGCGCCTGCCGTTGTCGATATGATAAAAGCCATCCTGTCCTGAACCGTGCGATGCCGTCCACCCACGCCTAGCGCATTGTTCGTAAACGAGCGGTGTATCGTAGCCGGCGTCTACGACGACGCATCTCGGCATGATGTCGAATTGTTGCTGAATGGCGTCGAGCGTTTCCCAAGTCAGCGGACGCGACTCGTGCAATAGCATGGACGAGCCGTCCACTCGGAAGGCGCGAACGACGGCCCAGAAGTGGTCGCGTTGTTTGTCCACGCACATAAAGCGCCGATGCTCGCCGTCGATTTTTTGACCTTCGAGATATTCCGCCTTGGCGTAGTCGCCGGTAGTGATCTCCGGAAGATCGCTTGTGACTTCGTCTTGCCATGTCTGCGCCTTGCGTTTTTGGATAAATTGTTTGAGCGGCTCCAGGTTGCCAGATGACTTGGCTTCGTTGGCCTCGATCCATTCTTTCACGATAGAAAACCACGGTATCCACCATACCGCGTAGGCCGGATATTCGAACGAGCGATGCCCCCGCACCGGATGCGGGTTGAGTGCGCGATACGTTGCAGAATTTGCAAGGTTTCGTCGAGTGCTTGCGTCGTCTTTGTATCGCGTCTCGCAATGTTCGCACTTCATTCGCACCGAGTCCTGCACTTTATCCCAAAGAATGCCGCCCTTTTCGTCACGTTCGGACGTGTATTCGATCTGATCGAACAAGTAACGCTGCCAGTTCCCGCATTGGGAACAAGTCCAGCCCCACACTTCCCGCGTTCCGCTGTCCCATTCCGCGTCCGCTTCATGTCCGGCGTCCCATCCTTGCGAGACGAGAAGCGTCTTGCGGTTCCATCTGTCGTGATGTCGGGCCTTGAGTTCCTTTATCATCCCACCTTTCCACCGCCAGACTTCGTCACCGATGCAATAGCGCATCGACTTTTCCTGTAGGTTCGTCATGTTCGCTCCGCCTGCGAATAGAACCATATGCGGGAAAAGTATAGTCGTTTTTCTGAGCGCGTGCCGGTCTTCTGGGAATAGGTCTTTGACCGGCTGGCATTCGTTGAAGATCGGAAGCAAGCGCGACTCCGTCCAGTCCTTCACCATGTCGTCAGTCTGACCGACGAACAACGTAGGCCCAGGCTTTTGAGCAACGATGAAACAAGCCAAAGTTTCCATCATGGTAGTCTTGCCGCCCCCAGTCGGAGCGCGAAGAAATACCTGTGTCGTTTCGTCGTCGCTTGCGGCTAATAGCGGCGCATTCAACCACGGAGCAACCGAAGGATCGAAGCGCGAAGCGCGATCGGAGTTCGGAAAACTGACGTGATCGGATGCCCAGTCCAGTATCGTGCCGTCGAATGCAAGTTTTATTCCGTCGCGGATGCCTTGTGCAAGTGGGTTCATTTCATTCCGAAAATTTGCTTGAGCGCGTCGAGATTCCCAGACTGAGCCGGTTTAGAAATAGGCTCCTCTTCTCCATCATACATGGCAACTTCCCACGTTGTTTCAAACAATTTGCGAAGGCCGGCAGCGGACAACGTCACGTTTCCTTCACCGTCGAATGAAGGATTGCGTTTGGAGTAAATTTTCCAGAGTTGTTTTTTTGTCATAGCTTTTTAGTCCTAGATCAAGCCTAGTTTGAACTATACCCTTTCGAGTTCAATTTGTTCATCAGTTGTTTGATTATACCTTCTCAAGCTCATTTCGGATCTCGGCTAGGATCGCTTGCGTGCGCTCGTGCAGTTTCTTTCGCAAGCTCGCTTCGTCGAGTCCGGCCAATGCGCCCGATGCATCGTTGACGAGCGCAGCGAGTTTGGCGGAAAAGATCGCGCCGATGCGGATTCCGGCTTCGCGCACAACGGCAATCTCGACCAACTCGCCTCGGTCTTGCTGAAGTCGGACGCGAATGCGTTCGGATTCGAGCAACGTCTTTTCAAGACGCGCCTCATTAAGCGTAGCCGGTGCGGCTTTGCCCGATGCTTGCAAATATTCATCGCGCCATTTTGTAGCGGCTTCGATGGACGAAGTCGGGCATCCCATTTTCACCCATTTGTGGACGGCAACTTTGGAAACTCCCCACGCATCCGCGATGACTTGGAGCGTTACTTTGTTAACCTTGGTTTTTTTGATCATGCACAAGAGAGCAAAGAGAGTATGTTAACC